TGCCGCCAAGCCCGGAGCCGACTCCACCGGATCCGCCGGCACCCGACAGCGTACCCGGCAGGCCGGATACAGCGCCGGTTGCGGCGCCCCAGACCGCCAGTGCGCCGGCACTGCCGAACGCGCTGCCACCCGCGCCACTCAACCACTCGCCGGCAAGGTTTGCGGCACCGCCACCAGCCATGCCCGCGACGCCGTATATGCCGGAGGCCGTGCCGCCTTCCGCGCCCCCCGCGCCGCCAATCCCAGCAGCGCCATTGGCGCCCGCCGCGCCCCCTTGCGCCGCGGCTATGCTGCCAAAACTGGAGGCGCCACCTGTGGAATTTCCGCCGGCACCGCCATTGCCGACGGTCACCAGAATGCTCTGGCCCGGCGCGACCGCGTAGAAACCTTCGGAATACCCGCCGCCGGCGCCACCGCCGCCGGCGCCACCCTCCCCATTGCCGCCGGCGCCGCCGCCGCCCCATATGCGCAGCTTCACCGCGCTGACACCCGCGGGCACCAGCCATTCGCCCTGCGTGGCCGGGTTGAACACCGCCAGATTATGCGTGCCTGGCGAAAGTTGCGGCAGTTTCCAGGTAAGAAACGGGGCGGAGGACAGGATCGCGATATTGGCGGACGTAATGGCCGTCTGCCCCGCAGATACGGTCACTGCGTAAAGCCCGGCCCATCCGGCGTCGACGGCCGGGGTTACTTGGGTGCCGGCCGCCGCCGCCGCGCCAGGCTTTACTTGCAACTGCACGCTTTGCAGGCGCTGGGTAAGCTGCGCAGCACCGTTATTGCCTGGGCCGCTATAGGGTTGGGCGGGGTTCGACGCGTTATAGTAGGGCAGGACGACAGGGGTCGCGTCCGCCTCGAGAAGACTCGCTTCGATCAGATAATTAATCGCTTGCCCGCTCGCGGACGGTGCCGACAACGTAAAGCTCTGACTGGTCAGGTTGATGCCCAGGCGCAGGAGCGGATCGGTGGGCAGTGCCGGCAGGGAGCCGAAGGCGGAGGTGTCGACAACACCGAATTGCGTGATGCTGCCCGGCCCGATATTGATCGATAGCGAGGCGGGCGAGGTCGGCGTGCAGGATAGTCCATCGGCGATCACCGAATTGCCGAGAACCATCTGCGCCAGGTAGCCCATTGCCACCATGGCGTTGCGCTGCAGGCCCAGTATGTCCGTATCCAGGGGGATGCTCGCGGGATAGACAATCTGTCTGTCCATGTAACGAACCCTTTCAGTTGCAGAATCTTGGCCGCGCAGCGATGCGCTGGACCAATGCCGACGCTCAGCCCGAAATCTTCATCCAGGCCGTGGTGCCGGCGGGAAGAACGGCAGACGTCGCCGCGTAAATATCCGCATCCCTGACCGCCGTGGTGACCATCGAAAGATCGCCGTAATAGACGTAGCCACCTGTGCCGTAGCCTGCGAAATAGGCGATTCCGCTGCCGGATGGGCGGGACGCCGCGACAAACAGGGCGTGGTTCAGCAGCAGGTCACCCCAACCACCACCAACATTATAGCCGACACCGCCGACCGTGTAGCCGCCTGTATCGGCGGGCCGCGCGGGTTCGAAAATCACCGGCGGGATACCGGTCATTTCCGTCAGCGCAAGCGCCAGCGCCGCCCGCGTGCCGCGCGGGCGCAGCAATTCCTGTTTTATGCGCAGGCCGAATTGCGGGTCCAACTCGTCCGGCCGCCGGGACATCATGGTGCCGAAAAAATCCGCGGCCGCCATGTCGAGGAACGGTCCTGACGCGGTGGTAATCCGCGTCAGTAATCGCACTTCTTGGATCAGTGAGAAGACCGAGCTCCATGCCGTAGCAAAGCCTGCCAGCACGCTTTGCAGCAGGGTGGGCGATGCCTGGTCCGCCGATGGGTTGCCGAACCAGCCTGCCGGAAGCATGGATAATTGCCGCCGGACGAAATCGGGCACATCGCCGAGCATGTCAGTTCACCACCACGGCAAGCGGCAAAAGCACAGCATTGGCCGGCGCCGTCACATCCGCGGCCGCGCCATTGATCGTGGTGCCGCTGACGCTGACCACCGACGGGTCGGTATTATGCGCGATCGCCTCGATCCTGGAAATCGCCAGCGTGCCGGCTATCGGCAATCCGGCAATCCAGGTCAGAACATTCGACCGAATCGCCAGCGCCACAGAAGGCGCGGTTTGCGCGTTTGATGTCGCGACCGTCATGGCCACGCTGACATCCACGACCTGCGGGCCTGTCACCGCATAAGTGGCGCCTATCGGACGCACCATCTCCACCGCTTCACTGGCATTGGCGATCAGCCCGGGTGGCGGCGATCCGGTGCCGTCATCCACCACAACCACAAAATTGCCCGGCGCGAAACCGCCTTGCGTGGTCACGTTCTCCAGCACAACGTAGCGGAGGCCCTGTTGCAAACCGCCGACGGCGTTTTCCACCGCAGCTGGGGTCGCCAGCGAGCGGCTGTTGATATAAAGCTGAAACCGCGCCCGGAAGGCGGCATCACTTTCCGGATCGACACCGCCCGAAAACACAGCATTATTCGTCACGGTGTCGATCCCAGGCAAGGCGACGGCCAGCAATCCGATCGAGCCGGGCTGCACATTTCCGGCAATCCCTGGCGTGATGGCTTGCACGGGAACGGTGACGCTCGCCACCGCAGCCGCGAGGCTGTAGCCCATATTGCCGTTCCAGGCAGCGTTCGAAGGGTCCGCCGTAACCATGAAACTTTGCGAGCTGTCAGTCGTACTGACGGTCGTGCCGACGGGGACGGTGGCGCTGTTGGTCGCCGTGTAGCGGGAAAATGTCACGGCCCCCATGGCATCGGCGCCGGGCAGGCGGGTGAAGGAAAAATCCGCCATCCAGCTATCCAGATCGCTGCCGGTGCTGGTGGCGGCGCGCGTCATGGACAGCACTTGCAGAATGAGCCACTGCATCCAGAGTGCTACGGACGCGCAGGCCTCCAGCAGCGCGCGCAGGACGCTGCCGACCGACAGGTCGATCAGTTGCGCAGCACTGCCTTGCACGCCGGCCGCCATGTTCTGCAGCAGCGTGGTAAAGTTCTGCAAAGTCAGGATCATGTCAGGCGCTCACCGAAAAGGCCAGGACCTGCGTGGTGCCGCTGGTCGAATCCACATAACGTATGGCGACATAAAGACTGCCGTCGGGCGTAGCCTGCACGTCGATGACCGGCTCAGGCAGCCGCGCGACAGCCTGTTCCATGAAAATCTGGCTCCTGATCGTGGCCTTTACGCCGTCGGCATTGATCGGCGCACCGACGAACTGGCCAAGTCCCGCGCCATATTGCAGATGCCATAGGTAATCTCCCGGGTTGGTCAGCAGGCGGCGCAGTACGCGCTGCTGTCCAAGCAGGGTGGAGGCGGCGAGTTCGATATCCCCGCTCGGGCTAGCGACGAGGTCGCCGCCCCATTGCAATCCTGCGTCCTGCATGACCATGTCCTTCAGTCCGTCGGCAATGGCGGCGCGGATGCCGGCGGATGCACATGTTCGTTGTAATGACCGCGCAGCTGGTCCAGCGCACCATGAAAGTCGAAGACATTGCCAGAGACGTGCAGGTCGCCGCTATGCTTCCAACTCGGCGCCGCGCTTTCGATGGAGCCGTCATTGTGCAATTTGAGGAAACTGCCCGTCCGGTGCACCAGCCATAGCTCGCCTACCGGCGCTTGCGGCGGCGCGGCAGCATTTGACCAGAGGCGGCAAACTATAATTCCGTGTTCGGAATCGCCTTCCTGCCAGAGCAGCAGAACCTGGTCCCCAGGCGAAGGCAGACACGCCATGCCCCAGCCGGCGCCGACCCAGGGCGACGCAATGGGCAGCCAGCCGGACAAGACGCTTTCAGGCTGTATCGTCACCCGCGCCGTAAAGGTCGCTGGATCGACCGAGGTGACAACGGCCAATCGCGGCTGCGCCCAGCTCTGATCCAACTGCGACGCCTGTGCCTTCAGGTGATTGAGGAATTTGTCCATGGTGGCAGCCTTGCCTCCAGACTCTGCTGATACCCGTGGCGGAAGGAAAGCTGCCTTTCCACTTCGGTAATCACGTAGGCGCCGTCGAAATCCGTTCCGGTATCTGCGATCAGCAGCGTGCCGCGCGGCTGCGTGACGAGATCGCCCGGCATATCGATGGAAACGACGCGCCCATGCTGGGCCATCTGGCGCGCCAGGCGCTGGGCCAGGGTCTGCGCCGCGTCGGCGGACATGTTCGGCCGCACCACCATGTAGCCGGCAGTCCCGGTGCTCCCGCCACCCGAGTGAGCGGTTTGCACCACCGTCTGCGTGGCGCGGCAATCCCAGCTTTTCACCGCCACCGACACGCCTGCGGTCAGCGCCGTGCAGCGCTCCAGGCGCATGGATGAACAATCCTGCGGCGTCAGCAGGGTCGGCGCGGCATTCTGGGAGACGGGCGAGAAATTCAGCGTCCGGCCATCGACCCAGACGTCGAAGCCCTCCAGCTCCGCAAGCCTGATCAGCACATCCCATTCGGTGGTGGCGCGCGCGTGCTGATCCAGCGTTGTGCGCGCATGATCGTTCTGGAAATTGCGGCCCACCAGCGTGGTGGTTGGCGTCACCGCGGGCGCGAGCCCATGCCGGGCGGCGAGCGTCGTCGCAATCTCGCTCGATGTCTGGTTCTCGAAGGTTTCCTGTGTTCGGGCCTCGATCAGCAGTGCCGTCAGGTCGCGCCCCTCGACCAGAATCTCGCCGCAAGCGGCGTCGACCACGATCCGGTCGACCTGCCCCGTCATCAGGCTCGCCCAGGCGCCATCCAGGCCAAACCGGATCTCGAGTGTCAGCGGCGTCGATGCCCAGAGAGCGTAGCCGCTCGCGGAAAGCGACACGCGCAGGCGGTAGCGGTTGGCCGCGAGATAGCTGTTGGTGCTGATCTGCACATCGATCACGCCCGGCACGGGCACACCGCCCGCCAGCACGGCGCAGGACGGCGTGCGGGCGCTATTGCTGGCCAATCCCACCCCCCGCCGAGGCATCGATATCCGGCAGAACGAGCGTCACCAGCCCGCACAGCCAGGGATCGCTGATGCCGTTCAGTTGCGCGATACGCACCCATTGTGTGGCGTCGAAAAGATATTGCGCCGCCACCTGAAACAGCGTGCCGCCTCTGACGGTGATGCTGCGCATTACGTCCCTGCCCCGTTCAGGTTTTTCAGCGAGCGGTTCACATAACCCTGCGCCACGCTGAGCTGCGCCAAGGACCCAGAACTGCTCACCAGAGTCGCCAGATCGGTCGAGGCCAGGCCCTGCTGCGCCGTCGCCATGGACTGTGAAATCGACGCGCTTGCCTTGCCCAGCGCCACGGCGGCGGCGGCGTTATCCGCATTGCCCGGCGTCAGCGCGTCGGCGACCGACGTCGCCGTCAGGGCAGGTGCCACGTTCACGAAAGCCGAGGCGGAAGTAAGGTCATTGAGGATACTGGTCGCGAGATCCACGCTGTACTCCACCAGACCCTGCGCCAGATCGAGCAGAACCGTGCAGGAAATACGATAGGGGATCCACCAGGGATTGCAGAACTCCAGATCAAACTGGTCGATCACCACGCTGTAGGCGAAAGCGTCCCAGGCCAGGGTCAGCGTGTTGCCCGACGCACGCATCGCATCGAGCGTGCGGGCACGGCCGGCGGCGGCGCCGCCCACGAACACGCCGGACCAAGTCACCGTCGAATCGTCGCGGCCCATGGCATCGATCACGCGCGCCCCGCCAATCAACCGGTGCACCGCCAGGCGCTGCGCGCCGCCGAAACGCAATTGTCCCGGTATCTCGAAATCGTCGAATTCCAGACCGCCCAGTGTCAGAAGCGCCATCATGTCCCCACAGTCACGCCAGGCAGGATGCGCCCGCGCCTGGGATCGAAACCGGTGGGCCCGGCGCTCGACCGTTCCAATTGCCCACTCAGAAACCGCGACATCCAGCGCCCGACCAGCATGCCATCGAGGAACACATCGCCTTCCTGCGGGCGCTGATCGGATGCGGGCGGGGTCGCCTGATCCTGGCGCGGCGCGACCCAAAGCGGCGCCCCCGCCTGGCCCGGCGGCCTCGGAATCGTGGCTTGCCTCGGCGCATCCTGACGGGAAGGCGCGTTGCCCGGTTCCTGGTGCTCGGAATCGCCCACACCAGAACCGCTCCAACGGGCATAACCGGGCGCCTGAGGTGTGGCCGCAGCAACTGCCCCAGGCCGGGGCTCGCCCCCCTGGGCGACGCCCGCGGCGCCTGCGTAGGGCAAAGGTGCGGCGGGAGCCGGCGCGGGCGGCTGGCGCGCGACGCCAGGGACAATGACCCGAGGCGGATTTGCCTCCGCGCGCGGCGCGGTCGGCGTTTCGTCCACGGCAGAAGGCGCCGGAATGCGGTTCGGCCCATGCCGCGACTCAGGCTGCACATGGTGCATCGACGCGAAAGGCGCTTGCGGAGCCGACGTTTGTTTGGATGGCGCAGGAACCGGCTGCGGCTTATCCCCAGGCGCCGGCGCGGGCGCCATGGCGGCGGCGCTGCCAATCGCCGGCATGATGGTGATGTTCGTCGGCCGCTGGTCTGGTGCGCCTGCCGCGGTCCGGACCGGTGCGTTGCGCGGGCGTTCCGGAATTTGGCTTGCGGCAGAAGCCGCTTTTGGCGGTTTGGTCACGAATTGCGGCACCGCCGCTACCACGGGCGCAGCTGGCGGCGAAGTCTGCGGTGCGGGCGCGTGGACCTCGTTACGGGCCCGCGGCGCGATGTCGAAGGCCGTGCTCGGGGCGGCATTCTGTGTCCGCAGGGCGGGCTTCGCCGCCTCTCGCCTGGCACCGTCCGCCACCGGGACGGCGCCCGCCTTGGCAGCCGCCTCACGCAGCATACCCAGGGAAAGACCCGCCCCCTCCACGGCATGCTCCAGGGCCGTCACGTCACGCCTGGCCTGCGCGACAGCTTCGGAAACCCCGTCGCGCAGCGCCAGCGAAACGCCAATCTCAAATGCCTCGATCAAGACGCCACGCCTTTCAATCGGTCGGCCAGACTCTGCACGGCATGCAATGCCGCCTCGCGCGCGGCCCGCTCCATCAGCGCGCAAGGCGCCACGCCGGCGCTGCCGGTTTCGGCCACCCGCACGGCTTGTTCGCCGCTGGCGACAACCACCTTTCCGTCTCTTGCGATCACGCGCAGCGTCGCCGGCAGACCGCGCGCCACCAGCCCGGCGCGTATCGCTTCCGCCAGTATGTCACCCGCCGCCAGCAGCGCATCGTTCAGAGTTTCTTCCAATGCTGCGTGTCCCAATCATATTCGAGCCCGTCGAGGCGGCCTATCGCCACCACCCAGGCCAGGCGCTCATCCTGAGGCAGGGCAAACGCGACATCGAACGGCACCCCGTTCCGGACCAGGTACAGACAATCCACCAGATCGGGGTGCCGGCTCAGTTTCCCTGCTCGGCACTCCCGAATTCGGGTGCTGCGTGCTGCGACAAGGCTTCGGCGACGGCGGCAATGCCGCAATCCCCAAGCCGTGCCACCAGCCCCTCGAGCTGCGCTTCGGTCACCGGCGGGGGCACGGGCACCGCGTCGATGGCGGTCACCGACGCCGCCAGCATGGCCATGCCGAGATAGAGCTGGTTCTGCGACAGCACCGGCCCGATCGCCTTGAACAACCGTAACCGGTCCAAGGCCGTCATGCGGCGCAACACCAGCTCCCGCCCGTCGGCATCACGAATGGTCAGGGGCGCTGCCGCCGCATTGACAATCTGCGCGCTCGCCGATGGCATCAGATGCGCTGCCGCTGGGTCGCAAAGAACTCCAGCTTCTGCTTGACGCTGGCATCGCCTTTCCAGCTTCCCGCATTCACCAGCTTGAACACCACGCCGCTATATTGGTAAGTCGACGTCGACCCATCGACTTCGTTCACATACTGGTAGAGCGTGCCGGCCGGCATGGACCCTTGGGTGAAAAAGGCCTGCTCGGCCGCGGCAATGAAATCATCGGCGGCGCTGGTGCCACGCTCGACCTCGAAACTCCCTTCCCAGCCTTTCGGCAGCTCCGCACCCATCGGCACGCCATCGAGCCGGTCAAGACGGACCGATTGGGTCATTTGCCGGCTTTCGAAACCCGTCACATAGGTCAGGTCGACCCGCCCTTGCGGCCCCATGACCACAAGCTGGCAATCGCGCCCGATCGAGAATGAATTGATCGGCATGCTGCTCTCACTCCTGGGACGAAATGGATCTGTTAAGCCAGGCCCCTACGCGGTACCACCAGGCAGAACCTGTCGCTGCACCACCACCGTCTGCCCGCCCTCGACATTGACGATGAATTTCTCGTTGATGCTCTGGAATTGCACCTGCGCATCGCTTTGCACGAAACCCAGGCTGGTCATGCTTTGCGGGTTGTTGCTGGCATCGCAGATCACCGAATAAGGTGCCGATCCATCGATGCTCCCCAGTATGCCCTGTGCAAACAGCGTTTGCAGGAAACTCAGCTGGGTCGAACGGATTCGCTGGAACAGCGCGCCATTGATCACCTGCCCCACGAATTGCCCCATGCCGGCCGCCAGCGTCGCCGCGATGTAGTTCGTCAGGCGCGTATAGTTGTCGCCGTCGATGGCAGGATTGGAAGAGGTGTTATGGCCGCAGCGAACCCCCCAATAGGCGCCGCCTGGCTGCGGATTGGCAATGACGTCGATGCCGCTCTGAAACAGCGCCTGCAATTCGGCGTCGCTATAAGTGGAGACCTGGCCGCTGCCTGGCGCACCCGACCACTGGGTGCCGATGATACTGTAAAGCGGCTTGTTCAGGCTGGATTGTTCCGGCGAGAGATTGGCCAGCCGCCCCGCCACAAATCCCTGCGGC